CAAATAAAGTGCCTGACCTTGCCGCTATGAAAGCATTACAGACACTTATTGAAACAGAGATAGATGGTAAGGTAAGTACATCACAGGGTTCAACCAATGCAAACAAAGCAGTTATTACAGACGAAAACGGAGATATAATACTCGCTCCATTGTCAACTCTTGGTAACGATGCAGAAAATGTAACTTATACCAATACAGACTTCCCTACTTATACCAATGTAGACCTTGCACTTGATGCTATCTTTGCAAAGCTGTATTATGTTGACCCTCAGATTTCTTCTTTCACATCTACACCTTCAACTCTCACTTATGAAAATGGTGCTGTCATTACAGGTGGTGTTGTATTCAACTGGACTTACAACAAGGATATGACAAGTCAGACACTTACAGATTGCACACTTGCTGATGAGACAGTAAGAACAGCTACTTACGCTAATGACATTTCTGCTAATAAGACATTTACTCTTACTTGTGGTGATGGAGAAAAGACAGCAACTAAATCTATTTCATTCCAGTTTATGAATAAGGTTTATTGGGGTGTAAGTGCAGACCAAGACAATTATACAGATGCATGGATTCTTGGACTTAGTGGAAGTAAACTTGCTACAAACGCAAAGGGTTCATATAACTTTACCGCAGGTACAGGACAGTATTGTTATTGGGCTATTCCTACTGGAATGTCTATAAGCGTAAAGGTAAATGGATTTGACACAGATGTTGATACTGTTGTTGCTTCACGTTCATTTACAAATGCAAGTGGATATACAACGACTTATAAGATAGTAAGACTTCATCAGCCAAGTTTAGGAACACTGACTGCTGTTGTAAGTTGATAAGAGAGGTGAGAAATAAATGGCAGTTAAATTAGCAGATACAGCAAGACCTAATAACTATGTCGATGCAGAACATTTGGGTACATTCCCTGTTGCTTATGCAGAAGATGTATGGTTTGCAGACGGAACAAGACTGAGTGAAAAAACATTTGACGGACAGAGTATTCAGAAAGAGGAACTTCCTCTTGCAAGTGCTGACGAATTAGGAAATATTTATCAGTATGTAGGTGAAACAGGAACATATACTAAAGGGTATTTTTATGAGTGCGTAAGTGATGGTAAACCTTCTCCTACTTACTCTTGGAAAGCGGTAATTAGTGCAGGAGATAGTATTCAAAAAGAATCCCTTCCTGTTGCAAGCGAAGAAGAAGTTGATAATATTTATCAATATATTGGTGAAACTACTGCTTCATTTACCAATGGATATTTTTATAAATGTGTGAGCAATGGAGGAAGTACCCCTGTTTATTCGTGGGAAGAAACTGAGGTAAGTAGGACATATAAAACAATAAGCCGAAATCCAGCAGGTGGTTCTTCTGGTTTAGATGCAGGCTTTCTGATTAGAAATTTTATAGATGTCACAGATTCTACGTCTAAAGAAATAAATTCATATTTATTGACTTTAATTAATAATGTGAATAATTCTATTTCCATTATTTTACAGACCACTTACGATGATTACCTTGGTTATGGAGTTAAAGCTATAGCTATTGAAGATAATAACAATATGATTGAAAAGATACCTAAATTTGTTTATAATGATACTCAAAAATATATCTTTTTCATTCTTCCTCGTAGTTGGAGACAGCAAGATACCACTATAAGCTTAATGCAAATTGGTGGAAAGAAGATAGACTTTAGATTAGCTGATGCTTCGGGTGGGTACACAGGTGCAAATGTCGTTTTTCATAATGTTGAAAATCTAAAGAAAACATTCACAGGCACACAGGCAGAATGGGACGCATTAACAACTGATAAAAAACTTACTTATAGACAAGTAAATATTACTGATGATGAGAGCGACCCAAGTGTTGTAGTGGATGCTGTTATTGACGGTGATATGCACGCTGTTACAAGTAATGCAGTATATGATGAATTTAAAAAGATTCAATCTCAAACTTATGAAGGTTATGGTTTCATAATTAATAGTAATAACGGTGAAATTGGGGGATATGGACACATAATAGTCACTTTAAAAAATGGGATAGCTGAAATAAATTTTTCAGCCAGAATACAGGACAATAATGGCTCATCTACTTTTAATTGGGGTTTAAATAGAGATTTATTACATACTTTAATACCTGATTTACCAAGTATAACTCCGATAGGTAACTATTCTAATTTGCAATTTTTTGCTGCAACTGGTGCTGTTTTAGTTGACCTTATGGGCTTTGGTGCTATGGCTTCGGTTACAAATCAATTTTGGACACCTGCAAGAATGTATAAAACAGATGGAACTACAGGTATTTGGGGTAGTGACCAATTCCCAGCTAATTCTTATATTACAGGTACAGTATATGGAATATACACAGTATAATTAAAGGAGGGCTAAGAAATGAGTGTAAATATAGTAAATAATGATGGCTCTCTTTTGAGAGTCGCAGGTGGAACATTATATGCAGATACCCCAATAGGTACTATTAGTCCTTTCGGTGGTTCAGTTATCCCAAACGGATATTTGCTCTGTAATGGACAAGCGGTAAGTAGAATAGAATATTCAGAACTATTTGCTGTAATCGGAACAGCATTTGGTAAAGGTAATGAAAGTACGACTTTCAATGTGCCTGATTTACGAGAAGCCACAACAAAGGGTGTAGGTTTAAGTGGAAAGAGCAATAATCACTATGATAGCGATGGTGTTGCTCTTGGTGAGTTTATTGATGATAGATTACAAGGACATAGACATAGTATTCCTAATGGAGTTGATGGTTCATCCGTAGGCTCTGCGGAGCGAGGAGACGGAAGACATGGTAATTCAATACATTCAACCCTTCCAGAACAATACAGTGCCGACTACGGCACACCAAGAATTGGCTCTACTACCGAAGTAAAAGCAGTAGGTGTCAACTACATCATCAAAGCCAAACATACACCTGTTCCTACTGATTTCACAGACTCTTTAATAGGCTATTTAGGACAAGAAACCAACTATAACCTTTATCCTTGGTCACACGAAAGAACTGTGGAAACTGCGGATGACAACCAAGATATTACGATTGATAGAGATGGTTGGTATTCTATAGACTACACGCTAACCAATAATACTGATGCTCTCCACACCTTTACTCTTAGAGACTTTGATAGTCAAGGTGACGTTCATACTATAATGAGAGCGCATTATGATAAGAGTGGCACTTTTAGGCAGACATTTCTTGTTCCCTTAAAAGCAGGAACTTATAGATATAGTCACGGTGGTATTGGCACACTTAGCGTATATATGAACCGTAGAGATTTTGCTTAAATGCGGTTATAAATAATCAATTCACAGAGGGTAGTTTGTTCTACCCTCTTTTATATTTTACCGAGGTGGTATTATGAAAATTAAAGATAGACTTGCAAAATTAATTGAAGTAAAAAGTCTGATAACCCTTATGTTTTCTGTATGTCTATCTATTGCCTTTCTTATGGGTAAGGTAGATGTAAAGGATTATATCACTGTATGTATGACTGGGTTAACTTTCTTTTTCGGTTATCAGAACGCTAAAAAGAACAATGAGAAAGGAGAATAGTATGGGAAACTTATCTGAACATTTTGATTCGTCAGAATTTTTATGCTCTTGTTGTGGTGGATATAAACCTATGTCAACATTACTTATAACAATGCTCGAAAAGGTTTATGCTTACATGAACGCAAAAGCTATTATAATTAGTAGTGGTTATCGCTGTGAAAATAATCCGTGGGGATATAAGAATGATGCACATAGAAAAGCTATGGCGGCTGACCTTTGTGTACAGAAACAGGACGGAAGTTTTTATTCCTCATGGGATATTGCAGAGGTAGCAGAGCGTTTAGGATTCAGAGGTATAGGTATTATAGATAACACATATGTTCATCTTGACACAAGAGGACACGAACCATTCGTTTATGACTTTTGGTTTGGTAATGAAATGACAGGTGAAAATTATACTACATTCCAACGTGGTACAATATTCTATGGAGATAATAATAAGATTTCAGAGACAACTGATGATACACTTGAAATCAAATTACAGAAGATACTTAATAACAAGGGTTATAACTTAGATGTTGATGGAATAATTGGTAATATCACACTCACTGACCTGAGAGATTATACAATTGAACCTAATGATAGCGGTGAACTTACTAAATGGACACAGGAGTTATTAAAGGTTCGTGGCTATGATGTAGATGTGAATGGAACTGCTGACGAAAAAACCATGAACGCTATTCATAAATTTCAGAAAGACAACAATCTTGGTGAAGGAATTTTATCTGGTGGAGACTGGGGTGTGCTTTTACAGAAAGGTCAGGTGTAATATATGCTTACTCAGGAAGATTTCGCACAGCTTGATAATATCTATGTACGCAAAGATGATTGTAATGACCGTCACGCAGATACGGCAAGAGAGATAAGTGAACTTACTATTTCTCAAACCAAAATTAATACTCAGTTAGGTATGCTTATTAAGATTAATGCCGCTGAGTTAGGTGCTGTGGGTACAGCAATCATAGCGGCAATTATGAAATTAATACTGAATTGAGGTGATAACAAATGTCTACCGATTGTAAAGCGTGTGAGAACCAAAAGTGGAAAGAGCATTACTTAACAGCGCAAAAAAGATTTGATAAGGTATTAGTGGGATTAACAATCGGATTTGTTATCATGTTTACCGTGATGATACTATGTCTTTTTGTCACCGCTTGTATGGTAATAAGGACACAAAGATTTATTAATGAATTTGAATACGTAGAAGAAACCGAAATACAAATTGAACAAGATTGTAATGGACATAATGTTGTTATGTTACCAAATGGAGATGAGGTGAAAACAGATGGGACAAAAGTACACGGAGAAGAAGAAAAGATATTGGAGAAAGAAAGCAACAAGAACAATGTTATTTCAATCGCCAAATGAAAAGAGAACATTCAAACAGAAGATAAGAGACTTTATATATAAAGTTTTTGGAATATAATTATTCTTTAGGGGATAGTGAGTTTAATACTTGCTATCCCCTATTTTTTTGTTATGTTACACTTTCGTTTTGCTTGATTTCGCTATAATAAATATGATATAATTAAGTAAAAGGAAGGTGATGTTATGGATATTTATAGCACAGTAAACTATATGAAAACAAACCATAAAACAATCTTCGGCTTAAATATCAAAGTAACTTATTATGTACGTGTATCCACACTCAAAGAAGAACAGGACAGTTCTGTTGAACATCAAATAGCGCATTTTGAAAAGATGATATCTGAGCATACAAACTGGACTTATGTGAAAGGGTATGTAGATAGGGTGCGTGGTGAATCGACAGCTAACCGTAAGGCTTTCTTGCAAATGATTGAAGATGGCAAGAATGGTAAGTTTGATTTAATACTCACTAAAGAGGTATCACGTTTCGCACGTAATACAATTGATAGTTTAACATATACAAGGGAATTACTCAGGAATGGAATAGGAGTATTCTTTCAGAACGATAACATTTGTACTGTTGATAGTGATGCCGAGTTTCGACTTACCATAATGGCAAGTATCGCACAAGATGAAGTTCGTAAAATGTCAGAGCGTATTAAGTTTGGACACAAGCAAGCTATTAAAAATGGTACAGTTATGGGTAATAGTAGGATATATGGTTATGAAAAATTGAATGGCAAACTTATTATCAATGAGCGTGAAGCTGAAATGGTGAGATTTATTTTTGAACAATATGCAAGTGGTATGTTTGCCATACGTGCAATACAAAGACAGTTGTACGATAAAGGGTATAGGTCAAGAAGTGGTAAGGAAATAAGTCATACAACCATATGCGGTATTATTACGAACCCAAAGTACAAAGGTTATTATTGTGGCAATAAAGTTAAGATAGCTGACTATCGTACAAAAGAACAGATATTTTTGCCAGAAAAAGAATGGGTAATGTACAAAGATGAAACAGGAGATATTGTACCTGCTATTGTGGATGAAGATTTATGGAATCGTGCCAATCAAATATATAAACAAAGAAGCGAGGACGTAAAGAATCAATGCAAGGGAAATAAAACTACTTCTGTATTGTCAGGTAAAATATTTTGTACGCATTGTAATGCTCCATTTTGGAGAACGTCATATAGCCATAGATTACACAAAGGAAATAATATCTATCAGTTTATTTGCCGTGAAAAGAAAACACATGGAGCAAAGACTTGTCCTACTTTTGCAATTTATGAATCTGAAATTTATGATATTCTGTCCGATTGTTTTACACGATTACTTGATAGTATAGATGAGTATACTGTTGAATTTATAAAGATATGTAAGAAGATTATAGAAGAAAACAATTCGCAAGAATCTATTGATAGATTGGCTACTGAAAGAAATAATATAGAGCATAAGAAAGAAATGCTTTTAGATTTATATATGAATGGTGATATCAATAAAGAAGATTTCAAAAAGCGAAACGACAAGTTGTCATCTTCTCTTGAAGATATCATTACTAAACAGCAAAGTCTTGAAGATAATCAAAGTTCAAGTAGAGATATTGAACATAGACTTGTGAAAATTAAACAGGCGATAGATGATATTAAAAGAGATAATAAAAGATTGTCTCAGGACGAAGTTGATTCTATTGTTGGTATGTATCTGGAAAGAATTGAGGTTACGGCAATTGAGGATAAGACGTTAGAGATTAACATTATCTTAAAAACAGATAATGTTAAATACAATTTCAAACGTGGTTCTGGACACATCTTCTGTAAAATGACACCAGAACTACGTACAAATATTATTAGAGTATTAGGTAGAGAAAAATCAATACAAACATATGTATATTATATTTCGATAGCAATAGAAAAGGGTAGTAACTAAATACTACCTTAATCCTCTTATCTCTTTAGATACATTTTTATATTCTTCTTTTGTGATTACGTTTCTTATTAAAAGAATCTTTGCTATCATTTCCATCCATGCTTTCTTATCCATACTATCACCTCATAATAATTATAGGCATATTGCTTCGTGTTTATGCGTATTTGCCACGCTGTACGCTTTTAAGTGTAATTATATTACCTGTAACAACGTGGCTTATAACGCATTGTAGGGTCGTTAGAAGTGATTTACTTTAGAGAAGAACCTAATGCTCCGTCACTACGCTCAGACTTTATATTCTTTAAATCCTCAAAGGAAATCTCTTTGACTTCTGTTTTAATTGGCTTTAATGTTTTACGAGAAAGTGTAAGTTTATAACCACAGGCTTCACAAATAAAAGTATCATTCTTTTGGTAATAAGGTGAATAGATATCAAACAATAAACATTCATATTCAAATCTTTTTTGAATTGCTTCTATTTTAGAACCATATCTACCTATAAAATATTTTTTATCATTTAGTTTGATTTCGGCACACCATTTATTGTTTTTCTTATCGAACCATACTCCTGTCATTCCAGATGTGTTATCGTTTCTTTTTGATGAATTTAAAACATTACAATGCTGTGTTACGATTCTCAGATTTGATTTTCTGTTATCCAATGGATTTCGATTCCAGTGGTCTACTACGAATTTATCGTTTTCGCATCCTGTAATTATACGATTAAGTCTTTTATCGCCAGAAACAACATAGCCCTGTTTGTTAAGATACCAACAAATATTTTGTATTTTTGGCACATCTTCTGCATCGACTATAAATTCTATTCCATTGGACATTGTGCCATAAGCAATGTTGTTTTCATACCGAAATGAATTTGTTTTATGGCAACTTTCTTTTATTCTTTCAAGACGTAAACAACCACAAGATAATTTTTTTACCTTTCCTGTAAGTTTGCTAACAGGAACTTCACAAGTATTTCCACACTGACAGTTACAGTGCCAATAAGTTTCACCATCTTTTTTGTAATAGTATTGAGGAATTAATTTGCCTATCAGTTGGTTTGTTAAATCTTTAATTCTACTACAACCGCAGGATTTTGTTCTACCACTTGATAATCTTCCTTCAAAAATCACAGATATGGTTTTGTTTTCACATTGGCATTGACATTGCCAATAGACCCCTTTTGTTTTCATTTCTTTTGGACGTTCAACTTCCTTTAATAATAGCCAGTTGCCTATCATATCATTAGGCTTAAACTTGTTGCTCATTACTTTACTCCTGTACTACCAAATCCATTTCGGCTTGTATCGTTCAAATGTTCAACTTCTTCTATATTAAATCGTGGCTGTATTTTATTAATTCGGAACTGACATATACGGTCGTTCTTGTTTATTGTGATATCTCTTGTGGCATATACAGGGTATTTCCATTCATCATTGTCACCTGAATAACTATTATCTATAACTGCAAAGCAGTTAGTTTGAATAATTCCATAGTTTTTAAATGTACTTGACCTCGGAACAATATTAGCTTCGTAGCCATTCGGTAATATCATTCCTACTCCAAGTGGAATCAGTTTAAATTCACCTGCTTTAAGTTCAACTGTCTCTGCGGCTCTAAGGTCAACCCAGTCTCCCTTATCCATGTGTTCAATTTTGTCTATTTCTTTATCAAAATACTTTACCTTTATATTCATCTTTTATTCTCCTTTTCAAGTTAAACAAGCATAATGGTTTATTGTTTTTATTTCTTCCTCTGTTGCATTGCGATAGTCATATTTGATTACGTCCTCTGGTGCAACATATTTTGTTTCCGCAGAATAGCCTATTAGTCTATATATTGATACATTAGATTCTAATGTGACTTCCTTATGATGTAGCGTAAATCCCATTTTAGTGCCAAGTTCATCTGACACAAGAAACTTTGCATCAGATGGAGCATTGTGAATTTCAATATAGATACCACTTGGCATATGCTCTCTACGATTACCCATCATTTTGCAAAATGCTTCATTAGGTTTCATGTTCATTCTCCTTTGTTAACACTTCTTAATTGTTTTACTCTTGTCGTGATTCCACTAACAAGATATCCAACCTCATCTAATAAACTCCTTGTACTAAATTGCTTGGTTTACATATAGATGATTTCTCCTACAGGTTCTTTCGGTAGCATATCCTTTACTTTTGGATTTTCAAGCCAATTTGGAAACTCGTTGAGCAGATTTTCATAGGTAATATCATTCATATTTTTTACTTGGAAGAAATCAGCATTGTCAACATATCTATCAGCCATATCATCAAGAGTCTGTAAGAAATTAAAACTTGCATTGCCTACACCTACAAACTGCCAGAAGATAGGATATTTAGATGATTCTTTAATAATCCTTGTTGTTTCTTCTTTATCGAAATTGTCTCCGTCTGTAATAAAAATGATGTAAGCTGGAATCTTATTTTTCTTATATGTTTTAACAATGTCTTTCATAACAGGAGCATAATTAGTTCCCCCAGTAGGGCAATTGCTGTTCTCATTTACCAGATAGTTATGGACATTGTTCATTGTTAAATTAGATAGTCTTTTGCAACCATTGTCAAATCGCCAAACTTCCATAGTTTCATTATCATCAAATGTCATTGCGATAGGCAAAAGTTTTTCAAGTGTGTTCTGTACTGTTTTATTAGAATATAATACGTCCATGCTACCTGAGTAATCAAGAGCAACAGCTACGTTTGCAATAAGGTTCTGTAAAGGCTTCTTTGTTAAACAGACTTTTGTAACTTCTTCTTTTGCAAGACTAATCTTTTTAGTTAAGTCCACAGGTATGTTAGCTGATTTAATTTCTGTAGACTCTTTCTTTTTAAACATATTAAATAAACTCATCATTCGTTCTCCTTTATTAGTGATTCAATCATCTTGACCTTATTATAAATTTCATTCCAGTCCTTTGCTCTGGTAAACATTGGAACTGATTCTTCTAATTCGGTTGTATTCCACGGATAAGTAAGACATACGGAATAGTATTCTTTATCTCCTACTAAATTCTTTAAACAGTCATCAATTAAGATATCACATTTCATATACTGTTTTCGTGGACAAGAATATAAACATTTACGTATTTCAAGGAATGGAAGATTACGTTGCAACCAATTCTTTTTCTTGGGAAGATTTTCTGCTTCTGTGGTTGTAACAAATATAATCTTATGTCCTTCGTTATGAAGTTTAGCAATAACCTCACGGCATCCGTCAATAATAGATATTCCCTTCCAAACCCTTTTATCAAGAAAGTAATGCCAAAAGGTTTCCTTATACTCAGGCTTCACAAAGTTTTCTATATGATAAGCTGTAATATCAGACAGAGAGAGATTGTCTCCGCTGTCTGCGTTATAGACTTTAAGGACAGATTCAGTTAAATTGTTAAGGCAGTTGTCAATATCCACACCGATTGTAAGTCCCATATTAATCACCCCAGTAAAGATTTAAGATATTCTGAAAAAGGTTTATTAATAGGTTCTCCTTTAAATTCAATAGTGAAATCACTTGGGAGATGCTTGTGGCAAGGGAAATCATCAGCCTTTATTTCAATACTCTTTACAAGTGAGTAGTTTTCGTTATGCTTTTCATTAAATGCCTTGATAGCATTTTTAATAGCTGTAAGTTCTTTTTCCTTTTCTTCCTTCTTTTTCTTTTCCGCTTCTCTCTTTTCCTGTTCGATTGCGTTTTCGATTTCTGCTCTCTTGACGTAGAGTTCTTCAATCTGTTTGTCGATGCTGTCAAGCATATCCTTGTTGTTAATAGCCATAATTATTATTCTCCTTTTATAAATTTATTATCATATAAACCATTCTTATGAACGAATAGTTTTTCAACTGCTCTCATAGTATTATCTGTTGACTTCATACTACGCTGTACATCCTTTTGCCATATACAAATAAAATCATTAGGTGCTTCAAGTTCACTGATAAGAACATAATTAGTTTTACTCCATTTACGCATTGTTTCCCAAAATTCTTCATAGTCAAAGTCTTGTGAGTTAGCAAACTGTTTTGTGTTAGCATAAGGTGGGTCACAATATATTACACAATTATATGCTTGTCCTTTAGTCCATATGTCTCTGTAATCTTTACAATCAAACCATATATCCTGTAAGTCCTGTGCTTGTGATTCAAGATTACGTTTGCTTTCCTGATAATAGTCTCTGTATCTTTCGCCTGTTTTTGTTTTCTCATATCCTGACTGTGCGTAACCGCCATCGAACCATCTACCATTATAACTTGCAAGGAATCCTACGTTTGCTATAAGCCAATCAGAAGCCTTACAAGTACCATTGCGATATTCAGTTCTTATAGTGTTATATAAGTCTCTTGGTACTTCATTAAGAAGTTTACCGTTTGCTTGAACGTGTTTAAGCAATGCAATTAGATATTGGTTCTCATCATATCCGATTCTTCTCCAACACTTAATCTTATCAATTACATTTGCTCCACCCACAAATGGTTCAATATAAGTATCGCTGTGTGAATCATCTATACATTGCTGTATAATAGGAACTATATATTTGACAATGCGTGACTTACTTCCCATGTACCTCATGTTATATACCTCCAACGATATCCTAATGCTGATTTGCGCTTTCCAGAACAAGCGTTTGATATACTTCCTTGTCCTATACACCCTCCTGTTAAATACAATGCGGCTTCTTTCTGACTATTAAAAATTTTTAATGGTTCTAAATAATCATTATCATATTTATCATACATTGCAACCTTTTTATTGGTGTTGTATAAATTTTGTACTTTCCATGCTTTATACAAATTTTCTTCATTCGTCATTTCGATAAGATTACTTTTTCTATTATTAAGTTTGTTACCGTCATTATGGTCTATAACAACATTCGTATCGTTACATTTCATAATCATTCTATGAATAAAAATTGTATGATTTTCAATCATAGTGTATACATATCCTTTATTTGAAATATACCATCCGTATCTTCTTACAATTGGAAAATCTTCCTTGTCTACGTAAACTTTAACTATGTTCCCTATATTATAAAATCCTTTTGAATCAGAAGCGTATATATAATCATTATCTTCCAATTTTAAATTAATATCTTTTATTCTATTCATATCATACAATTTGCCCCTTGTCTTTGTCTTTAATATGTTCGTATAAATCTTCTGGATTATCACTTGTATATCTTGTTTTCTTATTCCCTTTCCATAATTGATATTCGTTGCGACTTTTGTTTGATGTTATATAATATATCTCTCCGATTTCGGATTTATATTCTAACCACAAATAATAATTATTGTTAATAGGAAATTCTGAACAAACCGTAGAATCAAACATTTTCCCCTCCGTGATTACAACTTATCGTGCGTTGGCTATTGTCATAAGACCATTCGCCAAAGTATTTATCCTCTGCTTCTTTACGTGCTTTGACTGCATCATCATAATTGTCAAATGAACCTAAATATTTTGTTTTATAATTCATTGTAATTCTTGCAACCCATTTTTGTTTTTTCTTACTCCAATGCACTCCTGTTGTACCTGATGTGTTGTTTTTACTTAATGCCGCATTAAAATTATTCTCCTGATAAGTTGCTATTCTAAGATTTTCTTTTCGGTTGTCGTATTTAGTTTTACTTCCGTGTTTATGGTCAACTACCATGCCATCAGGACAGTCCATTATATAATTATGAAGTAACACTTCTCTATGATTAATATACCCTATTAAATATCCATGTGCATTTATACTCCAACAAATATTTTTGACTTTCCAAAAATCTTCAAGGTCAACAAGAAACGGTTCGCCTTTAAGGGTGTACATAATTACATAATCTTCTTGAATTTCGTAATCGTTATATTTCTTTGCTCTTTGACTGGCAAGTTCACTATTCAAACAACCACATGATAATGTTTTACCTCTTTTTAAATTGCCCCCGATAATAGTTTTAACATTACCGCAATCACATCTACAAACCCATTTCTTCTCACGATTGCCCTTTTTTGTTGTATAATATCCATCTTGACCAAGAACAACCAATCTGCCAAACCTCATTCCAGTTAAATCAGGAGATTTTAAACACCCACATGATTTAGTTAATCCATTTTTTAATTTTGAACCATCTACTATTACATGGTGTGGATTCCCACAGTCGCATTGACATTCCCACATTGTAGTATGTCTGCCAGATTTAGCTATCCTATCAGGTACACGCTTAATAACCGTTAAATGATTAAATTTTATTCCTGTTAAATCTATAAATTTACTTCCACCCATTAAATCACCCTTTTTAAATTATTTTCGCAATTGCTATATTACATGAACGAATCAAGCATTATTGTTTACCTCTGTTTTAATAAAGCGTTTGCAATGGCAGAATCCCTCTGTTTTCTGTTCACGAAAAGCCTTACACATACATTTGGTATTTTCTGTCTTTTGAAGCATACATGGACAATAGCCATCGTTATTCTTGACCGCCTGAGTTATCTTATTATAAAACTCTGTATCAGGATTAGGTTTTATTTTGAACATATAACTTCTCCTTTATTTGAAATTTCTCTGTTATATCAACGTACTGATTATTAATATTTTTGTAAAATCTTTGATTGGTGGTAATCTTATCAAGCCCACCAAGTTCTTTTTTATAAGCACCTATCTTAATATAGTCAAGCATTACCAGTCCGTTTGGAATATAATTTAAACCTGTGTATAAACAAGTTTTTAATCCGTACTGAGATATAATACCCATAATAAAATTTAACTCTGTAATATTATAATCACCACCCATAAGACAAACACAAGTGATATATTCCTTGTTCTTTTCTATGAGTGAAACGATATCATCTGTTAAATAATTACCTGTGTATTCCCACAAGTATTGTGAGTGGCAACCCTCACAATGATGAGGGCAACCACTTACATTTATTATCAGAGGTATTTCATCAGGAACTTCCTGTAATGCTATACAAGTGCTAACATACTTAATTCGCCTTGTCATAGTGTCTACGGCTTTCCTCTGCCTGTCTTGGTTCTGAGAATGAAGATATTCTCTTAGTGTAACCTATGATTCTTGTAGTGTAATCAAGGTCTTTATTACCACAATGAGGGCAAACATCAAGTGTATGCTTTGAGATATAACCGCACTTATCGCAAACAGTATTCTTTACATTAGATGTTACATACTTTGAACCAGTCTTGATTGAGAGGTCAAGCATCTTACGGTACTGCTCCTTAGTGGGATATTCAGCAAAGTTATTATGCTGTGCAGAACCACCATCAAGATACTGTGTAAGTTTATTACCATGAAGAATATACTTATCAACGATACTGCAAGTCTCATCCTCTACGATAAAGAAGTAACTATTGTAGCAATCTCTTGGAACAACATATCCATCTTCCTTATCCCATTTAGCGTTTTTAACTCCAAGATTCTCAGCAGGTACAAATTCGCAATTGAACATGATGTGCTTTGTCTTTGCGTTACGATTAGCTTCATAGATAGGTTTCAGAATGGATTCACCATACTTAAAATAATCTTCATTAGGTGATATCTTAATTCCCAAGAACTCAGCACCCTCGACAAAACCGTTAATACCAATAGTAAGATACTGCTTGTCCATATCAA